GTCATCCTTTGCCTTTATTCTATTCTCTTGTCTTTTTCTCGTCATAAAAATCCTCCCTATATCTTACTAACATATGGCTATTGATAGAATAATACACATCTTTGCTAATTACATCCTTTACATCTTCATATGACCTAACTATATCTGCATCCGTTTGTGTTATGTGTTGAACTAAATGAGACGCATCGACACCCTCTAATGGTTGCATAATCCCAATGGTAGGTTTTTTTAATGATTTTATTATCTTGCATCTAAATCCACGTAAAGATGTAAACAATCCTTTACCTCTATACAACGGATGAACATAAACATTACCTACTAGCAAATAATCACCCATATCCTTATAGCAACAATAACCAAGAGGAATATGTGTTTTATCGTCCCACATAACAATAAATGTAGCATCGTCAAATAATTTAGGGTAGCCTTTCTTTTTTATTGTAATAAACGAATTATCATCATGTGTGAAATCCCATAGCATCATAACATGGCTCTGTTTCATGTTATCACACTTATGAATTTTGCATTAAGAATATAGCGGACTTGGCTACAGCATCAGCAGGTGTTCTACCTGTAGCAATATCCCAAATTTCTTTTATCCCGTCCCCTCTTGAATCAGTAACTAAACATAACAATACCCACTCACTATTACCAAAAGCATCTTCTTGGTGTGTTAAGAATACTAAATCGCCTGGCCAAGTAAAATTTTTAAAAAGTTCTTCCCATGAACATGATTCTATATCTTTACAAAAAATATCCCCGTCTTCCCACATCTCATATGCGATTTCAACGAAGTCCATATTATCTTCTCCTTCTACCCATTCGTGCAATTCTTCCACCTATACCTCGATTAGTTTTATACTTATTAAAGTTTCCTTTTTTGCCTATCCAATCACTACCTTCAACAGTAGTAAAAACCATAGGTGATTTGCCTTCGGGGATAGAAAATTGGTCAACAGCGTGTGCAAGTGCCATAACAGTATCATTATGTCGGCCTACGTCCACGATGTCACCTTCCTTCCATACATGACATTCCAATTCTGATAAAATAATGTTTACTACTTTTCGTGTAGAATCGTCACCAAATGGGAAGATTATTTTTTGTCGCTCAAACCACACTCTTAGTCTGTTAAGAATACCTTGTTTCAATGATTTGTTGCTTACTTTACTAGCCTTGTAATCAATGACTATTTTTTTGTTGGCAAGCAAACTTTCATACATTCTTTGAAAACCAACATCTTCAACGGCAAAAGTAGGCATTTTATATCTTTTATTCCACTCACCGACCATATCTGCTTGTTTGTCGGGTGGGAAGTCATTTCTACGCCACATATTTACAAAATGAATATCACCGTTATCTGCTTGCCTCATACAAATCATAACAGAATAATCTTTACCTACACCATGAGCAGGGTCAAAACCTATAGCATATTTACCACCATGTAACTTTTCATGCTCTAAAACAGAATCCATGTCTAAATTCTTACGAGTAAGTTCTCTTTTGTAAACAGCCGCTTCGTCATCTACCACTCTACAAAGATACTCTTGAACAAATGCTAGTTCACCCATAGCCGCCTTTTGCTCTAATAAAAATGCTTTGCTACGATATTCGGGCCATAGTGTATCAAGAACTACATTATCGGGGTCTGATTTGTATTCATCCCAATTTTTGAAGGCCGACCATACCCCCGACTTCCAAACAGGGTTGTCTATCATTTCCGAATGATATAAGTCATTCATAGACATAGGTGTTCCTACGACATATAAACTTGTTTTAGGGGATAACATAGGTGTTACTTTCTTTCTAAACCAATGTCTTATAGTCCCCCAATCCATATCACCCGTATCATCAAGAACATCATCCATAGCAATACAGGCGGGATGCTCACCACGAATAGCCGCACCTACACCTGTACCTCTTATCCAAGCACCATTAGTAAGTCTTAACTCTAATTTAGTCCCACGTTTAGTATCTAAGTACCTAGATAACTGTGGATGTCGTTTTAAGTCTTCTCTTATTTCTTCAATACGCCTAGCCGCTAAATCTTTACTTGCCGAAAACAACCATACTGTGAAGGGTTTGTTTCTCCATGTATCAAATAAACACTGATGTAATAACTTTACTCTAAGAGTTGTTGACTTACTATGGTCACGAGGCGCAATAATACAAGTCCTATGAACTTCTGCACCCTTTCTATCACCATACATTTCCATCCATTCGCCAATATGCTCTCCCCATGTATAACCAAGCCACTTGTAAAAAAACTCTACATCTCTTTTAGAGCGTTCCATGTTAAAAGCATTACTTACATCCATTATGCTGGCCCCAATTTTTTCTCTTTACAGTGAGGACAAATTCTACTAAGTGCCTTTGCTCTCAGCATTCTGTTAGCAAACCAACCACAAGAACTACATTTCACTGTTTCCCACTGTATTTTTTGAGTCATCAGTTATCACCATGATTAACTGGTGCAAAATAATTTGCCACCAACCCACGTTCTTTACAGATTACATATGCCGCTAAACCTGCTTTACTCATAGTAAATCCTTTCTTATAGTGATAACGGTCATGTCCCGCTAGGCTAGGCAACTGTAATACTATAGCACCACCTTTTTCTGTTAACTTTTGATGATGAAGATGACCATGAAACCAAATATGATGCGATGTTTCTCCCCACATCTTTTTTGCCTCGTTTGACATAAGCGCAGGTAACTGATAACCTCTTGCAGTATCACCATGAGTAAAGCCTAGTAAACTGTTACCATACTGAATGTACTGTCTAACTTGTGGACTTACTATAACATCTATATCTTCGTAATCTTCATAAACCGCAGATAAATACATCATAAGGGCATAAGCCGCAAATCTATCATGATTTCCTGGCATAAACACAACTTCTACAGGGGCAACTTGGGAAAGCAGGTCAATATGCTCTCTAGCAAGTTTACAACCTGTCATAAATATTTCAGCAGGTGAGCCACACATATCTTGTGGTGTTCCTTTTGTTGTAGTCCCTAAGTCATTATCTATATGAAACCAATCACTACCTGTTGCCACAATAATTTTTTCGGGTCTACCATTTAACATACCCACTACTTCTTCGGTTTTTTCTAGCAATCTCTTTTTTGCCTCTTGGAAGTCGTAAGTTTCCCCTACTTCGTCTTCCCACCCATATTTACCCCAATGGAAGTCAGTAGGGCTTACTACTAACGTAAAAGGCATATCAGCATCTTTTAGTTCTAATTTTGTAGGAAAATGTGCAATATCTTTACTCATTATTTCTTTGAACTCATTAAGCAACACTTCTTCAATCGTTCTCCATTTTTCTGCGTCATCAGCAATACTTTTTTGCTCTAACTTATTAAATTTATCTGTTACACTTTTACGTTTTTGTAATAACAATCTATTTGCTAAAACTTTTTCATCCATAGATAGCATTTCTTCATCTGTGATAGAGTCACCACTTTTTAACCAACCGAAAGTACGTTTGTATTCTAAAAACCAATTTTTAGGCATACCGTACTTTATAGCCATAGTTCCTGTATCTAACGCTTTACTTGTCATACTAGAGTAGTCACGAAGCATTTCTCTATGTTTATCTCCATTCATGTAAATAGTTTGGCCCGCACTATCAAGATAAACAATATACATATCATTAGATTCATCGTAATAATATTTATCTCCCATCCTAAAACCATCGGGTTTATCTAAACTTTCTTCTAATTGACGTCTAAGACTTTTGTGTTCACCACGTTCCCAACGCATAAGGGCTGATTCCCACCCCTTTACACTACGAGTAGGGTCTATTTGGTTTAGTTCTCTAGCGTAACCAATTCTACTTTTATTTTTATCATAGTGCTTTTCAATCAATTCATAGTCTTTTTCTGTTACAGGATTCCGAAGATACTTACCCATTAAGCGGAACTAAGAAGAAAGGGATTCATAAACCTTTCTTTATGATGTATTTTTTCTATTATTTTGTCAATTATAAAAAAAATTAATAGGCTCGCAGTATAGCGTTTCTTGTTAATTCTTTTATTTCTTCATAGACATTTAGAAAAAGGCCACCCGCTTTTACCATTACGAACTTCTCTAAACACTTATGAAAGAATAAAATAATTAATGGATATGATACACAGTAAAGCGTTTATTTCTTTTTGTCGGTTTACTAAATAAGAAAATAATTAAGAATCACATATTACTCATTAATTATGTGGACGTGCCAAATTATGAATTCAAGTTTAGTGATGCTTGTGAAGCCTTTGGTGGTTGTCTAAATACGGACATATTTAGGTTCGGCCCTTGGCTTGCCGCTATACTTATACTATTTGAGATACTATTTTGGATGTCACTTGCTTACTTTATAACAAAAAGGTTGATAAAACGCCAAGAGTCTGCCCCTGTTGATAGGGATGGAAGACTCAACAATAGCAATCCTAACTCGCCTAGACACAGTAAATGATAGAGTTACTGATTTGTCTACTAACATTGGGAATATACACGAACACAGGACTAGGCTTGAAAGAGTTGAAAGTAAACTGAATGAAATTGGGGAAGATATAGAACATATAAAAAACGGGCCGATTTACAATTTAGACCGTTTTATCACAAAAAAAGTGGCTCAAACCACTGGCGGACTAAGTATTTTCGCTTTTTTTGCGTATGTTATCTTTAAAAACATCCTTAACATTTAATTGACAGGTGCGTATCAAACATAATATGGGCTTACTTGATAGGTTTAGACGTAATAAAGATAAGGGTAAAGTTGTAGCAGGTGTGACATCAAGACCAATTAGGAAAGGAATTAACTTTGCTACTGCCGCAGGTATTCCCGATATTACCCAAGATACTAACTCATTTCGTGATGATTCAAATTTTGACAATGTATATGATTTATATGATGCTATGTTCAAACTAGACCCCGAACTAAACGGTGCTGTTCGTGCTGTTTCACTTACTGCAAACAATTACACTATTGATTACAAACGTGCAAAAAATGGCACAATCAGAAATGCGGTAAAGGAGTTTGTAGATAATATTGATTTCGATGATGTCTTAATTAATTCTATGAGAAACCTTATGGTGTACGGTAATGATATAAATAAGTTAGTAGGCTCTACAGGTAGAGGTATTACAGATATGCAATCATTACCTGTAAAACAAATGACAATAGTTGATGATAGAGGTGGTCTTGGCTCTACATTTACTGCTGATTCTTACAATCCTATCATTGACCCTGTAACATATATACTACGTGAAGGTAAACCTTACCAACTAGATATTCCCGCAGGTGAGATAATGCACATGAAAATAGACTATCGTAGTAATTGGTTTGAAGATTACAAGGGTCGTATGACATATGGTATATGGGGCGCATCCCGATTTGCCGCACTAAAACAAGCAATAAGAGCAAAATACAATACTATGAACAATAGAATTGCGTTAGAAGACAGTATGACAAAACAGTTTATCACTATTAGTAAAGATGCTATTGAGGGAATACAAGACCCCGATGAACAAAAAGATAGACTTACACACATTATGGACGAAGTAACAGATTTATTTGAAGCATTACGTGGCGACCAAATCCCTGTGCTTCCACACTTTGTCGAGTTACACCACGTAGATTTAGAAAACACAATACCCGACTCAAGTAACTTCTTAGATTCTATCAATGGAGATATTGCGGCTGTACTTCATGTTCCAAGAGTTGCCGCAGGTCAAGAACGTGGTTCAACCTTTGCGGCTACCTACAATGCTAATCTGTGGGCTGTGCAAGCAATAAAAAGATTACATCATGTAGTTGCGGAGTCTGTGATGAAATTATTTAGTAAACATCTTGAATTGATGGGAATACCACACAGAAAATCCGACTTACCA